GAGTCTTTGGCCGTTATTCTTTGAGTCTGTCGGTCTGTCGCCTAAAAGTTCCCGAACGATCTCCGGGAAGTATTGATTGAATTCGCTCATCGTCCGTCCTGATGAACCGTCAGAAAAAATGCCCCAGCCCATGACGGTGACGGGTTTTCGGTAGCGAACCTAGGGGCGTGGTTATTTTACCCTATGAGGTCAAGTGCATCTTGAACACTCCTCACCACTCCGGCAATGCCTCCGCAGTATTGAACGCGCCAGATGAAGTTTTCCTGATCCTTTGTTGTCCTGCCTGTTTTGGTTTTGACCTCAACGGCAAGGAACCGGCCATCTGGCGCAATGCCGATAATGTCGCTTGACCCTCTGCATAATCCAAACTTGACCGGCCTGCCGTACTTATCCGCAAGGGCTCCCGTGTTGTTACGCCAAACCATGCAGCCTGCTTCTGAAAGGGCAATCATGATCTCGTGCATGAGAGTTCGTTCGGTCATATTGCTTTTGGCTTACCTTTTGGAAGAGTCATGCCTGGAGCCGAAAGCAAGTTTGGCTTGAGATAGTAAGGAACGCCTCTGGCCTTGCATTGACGTACCACGTCCCAAACCCATTCAAAATCTACCGGCTTTTCTGGCACATAGCCATCAGGCTGATTGGTTGCAGTTTGAGCACCAATGACCACTAGATCGCACCATGACAAGTCGCTGAACGTGATCGGCTCTAGCATTGGCTCAAGTGAGATCCATTTCACGCCCGTAGTCTCAAATGCTTTCATCTCACGCTCAACACGATCAACATCCGCCTGTTTGATGACCGAAGCGCCAAACCATGCTTTCGGCAGTGACTCAAGCATTTTGTACCGATTAGGCCACTTGGTCAGGAACAGGTATTCCCATTCCGGATTATCCATGCAGGATTCAAATATCCGCTGAATCCATTCATCTGGAACCCACTTACCAAACACATCCGCCATTGACCCAACAAACACGCGCCCATTGGCTGGATTGTCGCTTTTCGGTACTTTGGTGTTCCTTGGAGCTTTCAGTCGATATTCATAGAATGCCGGTTCAAACCCAAACGGGTAATTGGCTGCCATCTGTCCATTGTGAGTAATGGCCCGCGCATAACAAAAATCGCAACCATGCAGGCAGCCCGTGATCGGGTTCCATGTCCATGATGCCCACTCGACGTTGCCATTGGTGCTATTGAATTTCGTTTCTTGCGGTCTTGGTATCTCTTTAACCTTGCCATCTACCGTTACCACTGGAACCATTTCGCGCTGTGGTTTAGGCTCAGGCTTCGGAGCGTGTTTGGTTTCCGTTGCCAATGCAGCCACGACTTTTGCCACCGCCTCCTTGATCGGGATCTCTCCTGCCAGAACCGACTCCTTCAGCTCCGGCACTTTGTCCAGAGTCTTGGCGTCTGATTCCCATCTCTCGACAGTCGGCTTACTGACGCCTATTTCGGCTGCGTACTGTTTGGCTGAAGGTGAAGAGCCTCCATCATTTGATGGACGCTGATTAGACCCAACCGGCTTAGTCCCCCTCATCTCCCTCAGCTTCAAATACAGCACTTTCCTTTCGTCCGCGCTCATGTGACGTCGATGGAGGTTAAGTCGCATGACGTAGCCCGGATAATCGGCAGCGTAAGCCTCGCCCAACGTAGTAAACCTTTCCGTGGCTCCAGTGACCAGTAGCGCCCGCAAGCGGTTTCTGCCGTCAAGCAAATAGCCGTCATGCGTCAGTACGACCGGGATCTCTAGTCCTTGATTGCCGATGGACTCGCACAGGTCTTGAAATTCCTGACCAGTAATGAGCGGGAAAAGATCGGCAGCAGGATGAACGCCTGCCAGATTGTAGGCTTTGACGCATTCGTCAATTGTAGGTTCTTCATACATTGGAAAGCTCCTTCTTTGTCTTAAACAAGGCGTGAACCAAATGAGAAAAAGCATTGGTCTCGGTCTTGAACCATGCACCAACGACTTCGTATCCGGAATCCTTAAACGCCTGACTAAAAGCCTTCTCTGTTTGCGCTCGCCACTTGTCTGGCTGATTGACCAGATAAGCCCATTGCGCAGCATCTCCCTTAAGCGTGACCAGATATGCGTCATGCCACGACTGCAATAGCGCAAGTTGCGCATTGAGGTGGTCATACCATAAATTCCTTTGCTCTTGCGGCAGTCTTTTAAGACCTCCTACATTGCAACCTAGCGTTGAAAATACAGTGGTTAATTGCGGGGCATACCGAAGCGCATCAGGCAGCGCCCAATCGTTGATTGTGTTTGGGTCATTGGAAACAAACAAAACCGAATCCCTGCGCCAGATAGGAATCATATTGTGCGAATCACCATGAATAACATTGCGATGCGGAATAGCCAGCTTAAGCGTTTCTATTGATCCCGGAGTCTTCTCGTAAAAAACCGATTCAGTTCTAATGCCTTTTGACTCTAGCCACAACAAATGCCGATCAATGATTCCTGGACTTGTGGCTGTGCTGAATTCACTTGATATGCCATCCCCTGCTGTGCAATCCACAGCCGAAAATAACTTGTTTTTGAACTTGATTGAATGTACACCAACGGTCATTCCTAAGATTCGATCTAAGGCGCTGTGTTTCCCCGGTGTACGGTGTGACTTACCGACTCCACCTTCAATTTTTGCCATTTCTAACTCCAATAAAAAAGCCGTCTTACTTTCTCCGGTAGCTATTGGGTGAGTGAACCCTCGGAGTCGGCAAGGCGGCTTTCCTAAAAGCACTCATATCAGGCTAGCTACAGCCCAAACCAATTATATCACCTTCCAAGCATCTCCTTCAGCGCCTCAGCCCTCGCCGTTGCCTCGCTTGTGCCGTCAGCCATCTTGATAGCCACGCGCTCGATAAATGCCTCCAATTGCTCAAGCGTTGCCAATGGATAGGCGTTCGTGAGCCACAGCTCGTCCTGATATGCGCTCATAAATACTGCCTCGCTTCCGTAAACATGGCAGGCGTATGCTTCACGCGCATTCGTGCCGCATAGGTCATCACGGCCCACTCAGCTGGTTTACTGAGACCTCGACGCTTGCCTAATTCCACCAGGTCTCTTAAGGTTCGCGCCGATGCCTGCTCTTTCTTTTTAGCGCGTCTAGCCGCTTCAATATCAATGGCTTTGAGTTCGCCTTCCTGAAACTTGATCTCTCGGTTTTCGGTAAGCAATGACTCTGAGCACACTGGGCATACTTTTGGTCCCGGCCTAAATACCGAATAGCATTTTGGGCACTGTTTGATCGTTGGCTTGTCGCTATCTGATGATCGCTTTTTCTTAGGGTCAGGATTGAGACTCCATTCTCGCTCATCATCGGGTAGCCCATGCCTATGCCAATTGCCGACGTGATCCAAAATAATCAACGCGGGCTTGCCATCTGCCGGTCTAAACCCACGCCCATTGCCTTGCATCCAGATGATGAGGCTTGCTGTCGGTCTCAGCCATTGCACCGCTTCAATCGCAGGAACGTCCACACCTTCAATGAGTAGCTCCACATTTGTAAGAACCTTAGTCTCACCTGATGCAATACGCGCAAGGATGGCCTGCCTTTCAGCTGATGGCGTTGCGCCGTCCATATGCTCTGCCTTGATGCCTTTACTGTTGTAAGCCTCACAAACGTGTTCGGCGTGTTTGATCGTCGCGCACATGACCACGCACCGCTTGCCGTTCGCATATTTCAGATAATGCTCAACCGCATCGCCGGTCACGGTCGGCTTGTCCATGATATTTTCAAGGTCGCTTGCCGCATAGTCGCCCATGCGCGTTTTGATGCCTTCCATGCTGACCTTGGTTTCAGTTCCATAAAGCTGATAAGGACAGAGATAGCCCGTCCCGATCAAATCGCCTACCGATGGCCCGATAACCATATCCTCAAATACATCAGCCAGTCCTTTTCCATCCGTCCGTTGAGGTGTTGCCGTGAGGCCAACAATTCGCGCTTTTGGATAGGCTTCAATAATCGTTCTATAAGTATTCGCCGCTGCTCGATGCGCTTCGTCAATGATAATCAACCCAGGCGCTTGCACCTTGTCCAGTCTCCTTACAAGCGTCTGCACCGATGCCACCTGTACCGGCGTCCGCGTCATGGTCTTACCGACTGCGATAATGCCATGCTGCAACTTTTGCTCCCAAAGCGCACGGCTGGTCTGCGTCAGTAGCGTGTCACGGTGAACACAAAAAATGCTACTGATGCCCTTTGATGCCGCCGCCGCCATCATATGAACGGTAAGAGCAGTCTTACCGGCCCCGGTTGCCGCCACCAATAGCGTTGATCGATGTGACTGGAGGGATAGGCGGGCCGAGGTGATGAGGTCTTGCTGATATGGCCTGAGCTTCATCTCCCCTCCAAATACTCCCGCAACTTTTGCACCGTGGCATAGGCTGGGTTTTTGGTCCTGCCAGTCAAAATCTTATGCAACCCTTGGCGTGATATGCCGGTGGCTTCAACAATGCGTTCCGGCCTGATGTCTTTCAGCTTTTCAATCATTTCATCTAGGTTCACTTGTTTTCCTCCTGTCAAAACCTGTTGACAAGATAACACCAAGCATTTACAGTTTCAACCACTGGCAAGTGATGCCAGCTTTTACAGGAGCCTTTTATGATTACGGTTGACCTGTCCAATAAGGACTATCACGCGCATCCCGCGATTTCAAAGTCTGGTCTTGATCTGATCGCACGATCACCCGCTCATTATCGTTACCGCGCACCGAAGGAACCATCTCGCGCTATGGAGATTGGGACCGCCATCCACACGGCATTGCTTGAACCGCATCGTTACGCGGCTGAATACGTCATTGTGGACTGTGAAGCCAGAACTGCATCTGTTTATAAAGAGGCTGTCAAAGTGCATGGCTCTGAACGTGTTCTGACGCGCTCTGAGGCTGACAAGATCGCGGGAATGTCTGAATCTGTTCTTGGCAACATCCATGCGCAAGCCATCTTGAAAAATGCCGATACGGAAGTGTCGATCATTACAAAAGATCCAGTCACAGGCGTTGACGTTAAAGCTCGTTTTGACGTGTTGCAGTCCATGCGCTCACTGGATCTTAAAAAGACCCAGGACGTGCGCCCGGACGCTTTTGCAAAGTCGATTGCAAACTACCGTTACATGGTGCAAGCGGCTTTCTACTCTGACGTGTTTGAGTGGGAAACCGGCGACAAGCTTGACGCTTTCGGGTTTCTTTGTGTTGAGGAGGAAATGCCTCACGCATCGGCTATCTATGTGCTAGATGATGATGCGCTTGAGTATGGTCGCAAGCTGTATCGACGTGATCTTAATTTGTACGCTGACTGCCTTGTTGCTGACGTATGGCCGTCTATTGATACGTCACCGCAAGTTCTGAGCTTGCCAAACTGGGTTTATAAGGAGGTGCTGTAATGAAAATTGCAAAGACCGATACGACCGCTTATTGCCGGTCACAGCTTGAGATTGCCTTATCTGCCGACAAGTCACGGCTTGCTATTGAAGATCTTAAAGCTATATCTGGCGCTCTTGGATGTTTTCAGGCGTTAATCAATGCGTATGAGGAGATTTACGCCGTAGCCTATCCATACAGTTCAAAAATTGAGGAGGTTGACGCATGAACGCCATCGTCCAAGTACGTCAACAATTAACGGCTATGGCCCCAGAGCTTGCCAAGGTTCTGCCCGATCATGTTACGCCTGAGAAATTTGAGCGCGTAACGCTGACCGCCTTACAGCGCAATCCTGACCTTTTGGCTTGCGACAGGAAGTCATTGTTTGAATCGGTCATGCAGTGCGCCCAGGATGGCTTGATCCCAGACGGACGCGAAGCCGCTCTAACCAAGTTTGGTCAGAAGGTCGCTTATATGCCGATGGTGTCAGGCATTCTGAAGAAAATCCGTCAGTCGGGAGAACTGTCTACGATTATGGCGCAAGTGGTCTACGCAGGTGATGAGTTCCGCTACTGGATTGATGATGATGGAGAACACGTTCAGCATACACCCATGATCATGTCGGATCAGGATAAACCGACTGCGGTCTATGCAATTGCTTGGACGAATGATGGTGCGCGTTATGTTGAAGTCATGCGGATTCAGGATGTGATGAAGATCAAGTCCGCATCACGAAGCGGAAATTCTGGCCCGTGGGTTCAGTGGTTCGATCAGATGGCCCGCAAGTCAGCCATTCGCCGCCTTGCTAAACGCCTTCCCATGTCTACCGATCTAGAATCCGTCATCAGCCGTGATGACCAGTTCTATCCGTATCAGGAACGCCAAGTTGAGCAGGCCAACAAAGCCGTATCAGCATTGACGGCAACAACTCAGGATGACCCTGAGATTATTGAAACCGAACCAACAACAGTAGAAACCGAAGGAGAAATTTTCTAATGGCTAAAAAGCTATACGATCTTGCAGTCAAGACTGGGACTTATAACGCAGGCGGTCAAGAAAAAGGCCGCTATGAAAATGTCGGAGCTGTCATGCAGTCAGATGACGGCGGTAAGTTCATCATGCTAAAGCGCACATTCAACATTGCAGGCGTTCCCGATTTGTCAGGACGTAATAGCGACTCTGTTTTGGTGTCCATGTTCCCACCGAAGGATGGCGAGCAGCAGCCTCAGCAACAGGCAGCTCCTGCGCGTCAAACGCCGCAACAGCAACAGGGATATGTGGACGATATTCCGTTCTGATCTGAGTCCCTAACTTGCCCCGGTTTAATCGCCGGGGATTTTTTTGTGCCGATTACAGGAGATAGGCATGGAATATGATCAATTTGTGGCCAACAAGCGCCGCGCCGAAATTGCAACTGGCCATGCGCCAGGCGCCCTCAACAGTAACCTTTTTGACTTTCAGCAGGCCATCGTAGCTTGCGCCGTTCGTATGGGTCGTCGATTTATTGGGACAGAGCTTAAGCCTCAGTATTTTGATCTGGCCTGCCAAAACCTTGCCGAAGCATCAGGCGCACAACAGGCCGACCTATGGACATAAAGCGCTGTTCCCATTGCAAACAAACAAAATTAGTCTCGGAGTTCCATCGCAATTTTTCGCGCAAGAACGCTTATCAATCCTGGTGCAAGATTTGCAAAGCTCAAGGAATGCGTGATTCTCGCTTGCTTAGGCCAACGCCCCCTGAGCGCATCCGAGTCATGCCTAAATTTTGCGAAACACGCTACAACGCAAAGCTGACAAATGAAGACGTTCGCTTGATCCGTGGGCTTTTTGATGACCTCTCATGCGCTGAGATAGCTCGCAAGTTTGAAGTGGCAAGAACGACTATTAGCTCCATTAAACACGGTAAGAACTGGTATCGACTAAAATAATCGTCAACAATTGTTGACAAGATGACAATAGGCGATTAGGATTTATCCGTGTCTAAGTTTATGGCCCCGTTTCGTTAACCCTGATCGGGAGCGCGGACAAGAGCAGCGGGGCCACCCTTTTATTTGGAGAGCTTGCATGACCGACCTAGGCCCAAACACCCTCCCAGGCTATTGCCCCAACTGTTCCATGAAAGCCGACATCTGGAACGACACGCGCAATGCTTGGGAATGCACTTACTGCAACTGGATCGGCACAACGCCGGACCGCGAACCTAAACTGAAGAGAGAGGACTACATCAATGAAATTTTTTGATCGCTTTGGAGCATGGCTCCTGGACACCAAGGCCGGGATGATCTTCGGCATCATCATTGCCCTGACCGGCGCAAGCATTACAGGCTATAAACTCATTACTGGCCCCAAAGCCGTGACGCTATCGGCATCTGAGTTCGTCTGCGTACAAGCAGAGCCTTGGGGCATTACCACACGCTGCACAGCTTATGCGAGGGTTAAGTAATGGGAACTCCACACAAACACCGTGACGTCATCATCGCTTGGGCAGAGGGGGAGGAAATTGAATGGAAATATCAGACTTCTGAGCGTTGGTTTTCTTTGTGCGGGGACAGCCCTGATTGGGGTAGTAGCGATTGCAATTTTCGCATCAAGCCCAAGCTCGTGAAGCGCGAGGGGTGGGTGAATGTTTATGGTGAATTCATATCAGGCGGGGCTATTCATCCTACAAAAGAGTTGGCAATAGCACGGGCATCGTGCCCTATAACCGCCACAGTCCGCATCGAATGGGAGGAGGAAGTATGAGCATCCTCACCATGACCATCAACGACTGCCAAGTAGAGGTCGAGTTCACGTTCTGGAAAGGCTACGAAGCCACGTTTGATGATCCCGGTTGCCATGACGAAGCAGAGGTTGGCAAGGTCTGGTATCCAGCCAATAGCAAGGAATCCGTCAACATTTTGCCCGTCATGCACGAGGATGACATTCAGGCAATCTATGATCACATTTATAACTGTGCTGGGAGTGAGTCAGATGATTAGAATCATCAAAGTGCTACTGGTCATGGCGTCCATTTGGGGCTACGCCTACATCAGCAATCAGGATTTTGAAGATCAACAAAAGGCCGAGGCCGTTCGATAAATGAAATCACTCCGCGCAATTCGCATGGCTATCATCTACTGGCAGATTGACTGGTTAATGGCGCGAGTGAGCAAACTAATTAACCGTACGCGGGTATAGAGCGGTCAATGATCCCCGAGGCGCAACAGTGCGGCGGTCTCTCTCCACGAACCACCATACCGCAATGCGTGGGTGCGCCATTCTTACTACAGGAAACCAATGAACTTTGAAGCAAAAATGACGGGGCTGATGATTATCGGATTCATTCTGGTCATCATCATTGAATTTGTAGTCGGCAAGCATTGCCTGAAAGATGATGAGGAGGATTGATGGCTTCACACGGCGATCAGTTCACAAAGAAGGACAAAAGCGCACTACGCAATAATCCTGTTGATTACCCGCCACCCTGCGACTCATGTGCAAAGGATGGCAAGTGCAAGGACATTTGCGCCAGTTACAGGACTTGGGAGAAAACAGGAGTCTGAGTTACGGCCCCCTACCATTTAATCAATGGTTGTTGGGAGACACTGGGGGCCACCCTAAACAGAAGCGCATTGCACCTCAGATGGCGATCCGGGGTTTTCCAATGTCAGTGCGCTTCTTTTTGAGGTAAAATAAGCCCGTCAGCGTTGCACCTGATGAAAGCCTTTAATTGATAGTCGGCCCGGTCGCTTTGGATTGGGGTGCAACCCGGCTATCAACTTAAGGGCTTTTTTATTGCCCGGAGAAAAGATGAGCGAACCAAAATTTACGCCAGGGCCTTGGAATGCAGATGGGGTTTATGTCTGTGATGAAAACGATTCTGAAGTTGCGCTGTGTGATGGTGATAACTGGGAGCCAAACTCTTACCTCATCGCCGCCGCACCGGAGCTTTATGAGGCTTTGGAAGCAATGCTTGATTTGGTTCGAGCAGAAAATGACGGAGAGCTTTTGATAGCTCACGAAGCCAAAGCCGCACTCGCCAAGGCCAGAGGTGAAGTATGACTGACAAAGAACTGATGCTCAAAGCCTACAAAGCATTAGGCGTATTCAATGAGCGCAACCCCACCCAGACAGTCGAGAATATCCTCATGGAACTGGATGACCGCATTCAGGAGATCACTGAGGAAGAAAAGCATTACAAGATGAGCAAGGAATCCCGTGACAAGATGCGCCTTGCTGCTCTTGGTAATAGGCATACATGGAACCCTGCCTACGATGCACCATATCTCGAGATCAAGGCATTGGTCGCCAAAGGCGTATCCGTAACCTGTGCGTGTAAAGCTGTCGGTATGGGGTCTGATGCTTACTACAGACGTAGGCGGATTGAATTGAATGGGAGAGATAGATGAACGCACCAAAAAAGATTTGGATGGCAGCAGATGATGCGTTTCAAGAGTATTACCACCAGTTTGATGGAGACATTGGATACATCCGCGCCGACATTGTTGATGAGTTGGTGGAGGCGTTGAAATTTGCATGGCCAATCATTGAGCACGAACGCTATAAATGGGATGGCTCATACGGTAAAAATTTTGACTCCGCCAAAGCTGATCGCGCAAGACAAGCGAGTGAGAAAAGCAGAGCCGCACTCGCAAAGCTGGAGGAGAGCCATGACTAAGAAAGACAAACTAGACGTACTGATGCTTCTATCTGCGTTGGAGTCGTATTGCCTGACTAGCATCGATGGAAAGCGGTGTTTTCCTGATTACTTGCTGGAACTGATTGATAGGTCTACGGCGGTGCTGAAGGCTGATGTGTTGGAGGAGAGCCATGAGTGAAGGATTTATGTTACTCCAACAGCGAAAAACTGTTGGCTACATGGTTCTGTGGGATGGTTTCAAAATATCTACTTACAAGAAACCAAGTTGGTTCTATTTAGCCATGATGCGGTGTTGCTTTGGGTGGAAGTGGGAGGAGAGCCATGACTGACAAAGCGCGTGAGTTGTTGGAACGGGCGTGTGATGTTTGGGATGAAGCAAATTACAGTCATACAGAAATGCACGTGGTATTTAATGCAATCCGCGCCTATCTCGCAGAGCCAGAGGTGAAGCGGGAAAGGCTAAGTGACGCATTTATTTACCAAGTAGGAAACAAACGCGTTATCGCGGAATTTAACGATGAATTTCATGCAGGTGTCCGTTTCGCAGAATGGCGCCACGGGATTGGAGGTGGGGATGAATAGGGAAAGAGAGTTGCTGGAGCGCATAGTCACCGCTTGGGAAGATGATAGGTACGAACTAGGTGATGCGTTGTATCCATTAATTGACGATGCTCGCAAACTCCTAGAATCAGAAAAACAAAATCAGCCGGAGCCTGTGGCGTACATCCAAAGAGATCAATTGGAAAAGGCGGTGAGAGCGCCAATGCTTTGTGAAGTCTCACCAGAACCGAGACAAGACCGTGTTGGTATTTATCTCTACCCCGCCCCACGGAAGCCTTTTGTGCGGTTGAGTGAGGAAAAAATGAAACGGCTAATTAACGAAAATTTAGAAAGCCTTTCGTTTTATGAAATAGCCCGAGCCATTGAGGATGCGTTGGAGGCCAGAAACTCATGACCGCCATCATTATCCTTGCCTCAATGACCTTAGAAGAAGCCAAGGCCAAGCATCACGCTTATATTGCTTGTTTGAAGCATCACAGCGTCAGGTACTGCAACGTCAAATATCAGGTGAAATCGTGAACAAGTACGAAATACGTTTCTGGTGCTGTCAGATTATTTCGTATCTGGCGTTTCTTGAAGACGGCACAAAAGGGTTGTTCCTTGGCTTTGCGTGGGGACTGTGTGGACTTTTTTACTTGACAAAAGCATGACCAACAAATATCAAGCCGGGAACTATATGCTTGTCCTGTTTGACCGCTACGGCACGAAACTGGATACGGTGATGGTCGATGAAGGTGGGCTACTTACAGCCCAAGAGCGGGGATCAGAGATGCGTAACGAAGGACTCTGCGCTAGTTTCTGCGTCATCAGAGTCCTTCATAACAGTCTGGACTAGCGTCCTTTGATGGCTTCGACTTTGGTCTCAATGCGTTCGATAGCTATCTCAATCCGGGATAGCTTGTCGTACGCTTCTTTCGATTCCTTTTTATGCTCGTCGGTGTGAGCCTTCATGTCTGTTTCGAGACGGTTAATCTTGATGTCATGGCCCTGAATCATGACGTATGCGGAAAGGATTGCCGCTAATACCGGCAGTCCAACCTTGATCCATTCGGCCATTGCACAAGCCTCCTTTAGTCTTTCCAGAAGACGCCTAGCAAGCCCGTCAGAGCCATCCCAGCCGTAACTATGGCTTCCGATTGCTCCTGATCCAGACTGACTCCTGCGGCGGTTAAGATCCACACTAATCCTGCCCATGTTGACCTCTGATTCAATGCAATGCCAATGTTCTTCATGATGCTTCACCCAAATAGAGATTCCGTTCAGCCTTGCGCCTGTTGACCAGTCCCGCAATGATCTTGCCCCCGGCCTTGTTCCATAACAAGAACGCAGAAGCTGCTCCTGTGTATTGTCCTGCCTTATGCAATCGTGCCACTGACGATTTGCTGAAATTGCCTATGCCGATGTTATAGCACAAGCTGACCATCGCATCGAACTGATTCTGATGGGCTTTCCCAGCGTACTTATCAACGGCCTGTTCGTATTTCACGAGGGCATTAGCAAGCAAGGCTTCAGCCTGAGATTCAGTGATCGTCATTCCGAGTTTAATGTCTGGCCCAGTCTGGCCGTAACCAACAGTTGCTATCCCCGCTGGGCACAAGTAGGCCGTCAGGCGTAAGCCCTCAAACCGCTTGATGAGGTCTATCCCTTCAATGCTGGTTTTCATTTTTCATCCTAACAAGAGAAAAAAATTACCTTTTGACGCACCAAGAAAATTCCACCCTGTGTTATTCCCAGAATCGACGGAATTTAACCCCGCAGTCCATGTTGCGCCACCTGTAACGTTTGAATCTTTGATATTTAAGTAGTCGCAGGATATAGATCCAGAAGAGCAGGATAGTGTTGCCTGACTTCCAGTAACACTAGAATTTAACGTAACCAAATTTCCTACAGTTCCATTAACATTAAACGAAGTTACTGTTTGCGTGGTTCCGGCGGTCAGCGTCAACGTGGTCGGCTGGACTGAATTGGTAATGTTGTTAAATATATTCGACCCGGAGATCGTTTTTGCATAAGAACTTCCAAGATTCAAGTTGTAATACGTTTTTGATCCACCGATAAATGTAGTGGCTCCTGAATTCGCAAGGTTAATGGTTGATGTTCCACAATTTACTGTCAACGAGCCGACCACATTCCAATTAGACCCTGAACCCGTAATTGTCCATGTACCAGACCCCATATTAAGTACGCGACCCGCGCCAGATGGGGATGAATAAGCTGATGCCTGAACGTTAAAAGTCCCCGCCGTAATCGTCCCAGCGGTATGGGTGATCTGCCCGTTGGTGGTCAGGTTGCTTGCAAGCGTTCTTGTTCCAGTCCCTGAGAATATGAGCCCAGAGGCGAGCGCCATCGATCCAAAGTTAAGAGAAAAAGGCCCCGGTCCGCTTCCTCCAAAAGTTATAACTCCAGTATAAGTCCGACTCGAAAACGCCGATACCGTGACATTTCCACTAATACCGAGCGTACTGGTTCCAGCCAATGTCATATTTGCGTTGGCTATTGTCAGGTTGGCACAATTCGCCGCCGCTGCAATCGTGACGGTAAAGGCACTCGACCCTGAATAGGAGCCGAAATTTGCATTGTCTGCGGTGGTAGGCGCTGTTGTGGAAACATATGACGCAGAAGAACTTGACCAGTTAGTCGTGGAACTCCATGCCCCTGTAGATGAGCCTGTACCGCCAGAAGGCCACCAATATTTATCAGCCATGATTTACCTTATGCGACAGCAACACAACGCCATTTTGTTGTTGCGGAGTTCCAAATAAAACCTACATCAAGACGGTTGGTAGTCACGGTTGTAGTTGGAAGTGACGCAGTTGATGATTCAAAAGAAGCTCCCCATGTAATTGCTATAGCAGTTGTCCCCGTTATCGCAATCCACAATTTTTGTCCGTTGTTCGGAGTGCCGCTTAAATTTGTAGTAAAAGACGTAATCGCTGCTGATTGCCCTGTTATCACCATCATGTCGTAATTATCGGTGTTTAACGTAGGCGTGGCAGAATTTGCGGAAGAAGATAAAACTCTTTGGACAATGCGCTTATTCGAAAGACTTTCAGCGCCTGTTGGACTTGTGTAATCCGTTCCAGGGGTTGCTAACGCGGCATTAGCGCCGTCGCCTTTGATTAGACCTGAAATGGAACAGGTCGTTGACGTAGAAATCGTATTCGGTCCTGCCGGACCTGTATCACCTTGGATGCCCTGGATGCCTTGGATTCCTTGAATTCCTTGGATTCCTTGATCTCCAGTATCACCCTTAATTCCTTGTATCCCTTGTACCCCTTGTGGCCCCTGAATTGACCCACCATCGACATAAGCAGGGGGAATTGCGGTTGAATCATATACCCACAATGAGTCATCTGATTGAACAATATACGCATCACCATGCACTGCTGGTAATGGCAATGACGCAACGTTTGGGACTTGGCCTTTGAATGTTATGCCAAGCCCCGGATCTCCTTGAATCCCTTGAATCCCCTGCGGTCCAGTATCGCCTGTATCACCCTTTGGACCCTGTATACCCTGTATACCCTGTTCGCCTTGGACTCCTTGCGGACCTTGAATCCCTTGAGGTCCAGTGTCCCCGGTATCACCTTTTGGACCTTGTATACCTTGTTCACCTTGGATTCCCTGCGCCCCGGTATCTCCTACGTCACCTTTTGGCCCCTGTATACCCTGTTCGCCTTGGATTCCTTGCGGACCTTGCGGTCCAGTTTCTCCCTGCGGTCCAGTGGGTCCAGTGGGTCCAGTGGGTCCAGTGGGTCCAGTATCTCCTTGCGGACCCTGCGGTCCTGTGGAACCTATATTGATTTCAACTGTTGGTGATTGTCCCTCTTCTTGAATAACAAGAGTCGGGCTATCTGTTGGTAATACAGTAACCGATCCAGCAACGGTTTCAGTGACTTCAACAATCATCTGGTAGCCTCTGGATAAATGAATGCAGAACCTTGCAAGATGCGAGTCACAACACCCGCAATTTCAAGTTCAATATCCCACACCATCTGCTGACAAGGTTTACCGTCATTATTTGTAAGCGTTGCAAGATCCAATGCAATCTGACTTGTTTCAAGTGCAGTAGCCGTTACATCTATAGTTCCTAATGCGCCGCCTAGAACAATTCCTGAATCAGACGTAAGACTCAAAACAACGGGTCCAGAATACGATTTACGAACTTTCATCCGCGCTTCATACCCAGTAAGGTCAATGGGGTTTCCCGCATCATCCTTCCATGTCAAATTAAGACTGTAGGTCGATCCTTGCTCAATATGGATATTGTAAATTCCTGCCAGCATTGAAGTTCCTATTCAGGGTTTTCTTGGTGTTCAGCCGCTTCAAAAGCATCAAATTGTTCTTTAGCCTGACGTTCGATTTCCATCAGGATGCCATAGGAGTTTGACTTGTTTGGAAGTTCAGCCAGAATTGAGACAAGATGGTTATAAGCCTGTGCATTGAGCGTGATCTGTACGGTTTCCATAGTGATTCCTGTGTTGAGTTGAAATTAAGCCCAAGGAAGGGCAGGAGTGATGATCTTCGGACTAATCTGGTCCTGAATCTGAGCATCAATGCTCTGGTAAATCGCGCTTACTTGCTCTTCGCCTAAGGCATCTTTTGTCCACTGAATCACTTCATCCTTGGTAAGTTGGTCATAGGGCTTAAATGCGCCCTTTGGCTGGTCATCCGGGAAGGTGAATGTCGCATACACCCTGCCACTATTCCCGTCCGAATCTGTCCGTGCGCAGGACCAGTGAGAGGTAATGATCTGATTGGCTCTGCCATCGACTTGGGGTATAACCTCTAGGGCTGAGATTTCCCATTCGTATTGGTTGCTCATGGTTTTTCTCTATGTGTTAAGCGGGACCAAGCGTGGTTATTGTTCCAGATGAACCTTTATATTTTAAGGCGCCGGCTTCAACGTAAATAACCCCACCGCCAGACGGTGTACCGGGAACGATTCCTCTATTTGCGATATAAAGCGCATTTGAACCGCCGGGGTCAGAAGTACCGCCAAGCAGTAAATTTGGTGCTGCTGTTAAAGTAAGCGCCTGAGTGAAGGAGATCGCATTTCCTGCTGTGCCGGAGACGGCGTTGAACCAAGCATGGACACCAGTACCATTTGCTCCGCATTCATATCTTGCCGCTGGGTTTGTCGTTTTATAAACCCAGCCAGCACCTCCGGCGCTACCTTGGTATGCATTGAAGGTTGTAATAAGTGCGCCAGAACTGTTTTGCGCTATTGCTCCGAAAGAGGCAATGTCTAGTGCGCGGGCAGAGCTGTACCAAGCGCTCGGCTTTACACCCAGACCGAGATTGCCTCCAGCGTCGAGACGCATACGCTCAGTAGCTGCACCAGACGACCACGACCTGAAAGCAAGCGCAGAAGTTTCACCGGCGACACTTTCCATAACGGCGCCGATGGAATACCGCGGATTAGCGCCGCCGGGGGTTGATGCGTCTGCTGAATAGAACTGTAACTGGGTGAAATCGGTAGTCGTACTCCATGTGCCTGCCCCACCATCACCAGTGCTAAGATCAGAGATTCGCAGAACAATCGGGCTACCAGAACCTGTTCCAAGAGTCGTAGTTCCGGCAACATCTAATCTGCCACCGGGAGAAGCAATTCCTACACCTACATTTCCTGTAGTCGTTAAGGTAGTAAATTTTCCTGTATTTGGAGTCGTAGACCCCATTGGAGGAGGTGATGCAAACGTCGAAGTCTGGGCTGTATAGCTGACCATGTAATCAGCAATGTTGACCAGATTGGTGAAACAGGGAATGAATCGTGTGCGCCATCCACCATTACGAAGGCCAGTGGTTGCGTTATCGTCATCCGATACAGTCGAACCATCGCCGCCAATGGCCGTTGGGAAAGTGACTGAGGTCATTAGAGCAACTCCTTGATTTCATAACTGGTGGCAAACCGTGTTGCATACGGTTGCTCAATGGGGGAGAGCGTCCTGATTCGCCCAAGGAAAGACCGACGATGACGGTTCACAGCATCTGCTGGGTCATAGATGAACAAAACCTCTGCATCAGTCCCGCAGATTTTCTGAATATCATTGTTCAAAATAGCTTCTTCGTTGGTCAGATGATCCAAACGAAAACGAGCAACTCTGTAGGATTCACGCCGATCAAAGTATTCAGCACCTGACATGGAAACGTCAATCTGTGTGCCTGATTCGTACCCAATCGACGCTCCGAGATCCATGTTATAGAACGGCTGATAGACTGCGCCTAGAAAAACCCTTCCCAATTCAACATAGCCATCTGCGTTACCTACGTCAAAAAATTCGACTTGGTAATACTGCTCAGAAACCGATGCGGTTGGAATGTGAATCAGAGTCTTGGTAAACAGTTCTAGGTCTTCATCCGTTGCGGTGAGATCCCAGAATCGAAGGTCTTCCCATTCATATGTGCCATATGGCATCTGGGGCCAAACGTCTAGCGTCCCAGAGTCGTATTCAAGGCTGGTGTACGCGCTATCTGAATAAATTCTGAACCGATATTCTGCTGATGAAGACAAATTATGATTCACGAACCCTATAGCACCAATGATCCGCGCGGTATCAAGCGCAAAACGAAAACGAGTGCTTGCGTTTGCATCATCAGTAGACCGAGCAACCTTAGAAAGTGACCTGTTTTTGAGATTCATCAGAGGCAATGAAGCCTCCCATGATCCATAGGCAGCAAACGTCGATGCGTCAATGCGATTCTGATATGAGAGGATCATGTTTGACATATCAACCCCAGAGCGTCAGCGTAGCGCGATTGATCGCGTAGTTGGATGAAATCCCGATAATTCTGAATAGCTTACCAGAGTCAAGGCCAAAACGATTCAACGTGACTTTGGCAATATCATTGAGGTCTGGCAAATGCTCGGTTACATCCAGAGCAATCCGCACCTGATACATATAACGATTGGTTTTGTAGAGCGTCAAAAGCCTTGAGGCTTCTGTGCTGGCATTGGCAGAGGTTGTCAGAAGCGTATCTCGGGTAATTTCAGCGGCATACAGGAATTGGCTTTTGACCGTTGCATCTTCTGTTGAAACGGACAACCGCTCCTTTTCCAAGAAACTGCGCCTATCGGCTGTAACTGCCCCCGCTATATCCGAGTTTTGTACGCTGTAGTTCTTGAGGTAGCTCAGAATGACCTTGTATGCAGGAAGCCCACGGTCGGTGTCATTCGGTCTGATTGTCTCAATGCTCACGATGTTGTCATCGCTAATTTCAATATCAGTGGCTCCTGACGGCGCTTCAAACCGCCCCATCCTGAACTGCCCCGCTGCGTCAAATCCGTACCATGCGCCAACTGACTGTGCTATCTGGTCAATGACGGTCATTGCTGAATCATCGCCTTGAACCCAGATTCCAACCACTGAGGAATTCGCGGTATCCAATGCTGTCACATCTGATGCGTTGATATCGCCTGATGACACGCCACCTTTGATGGCGATAGCTTTTATGAGTTGAGCAGCGGTTCTATCAGCGCTTGTGGAGCCTTGTACGGCGTCACAAGTGATTTGGCCTGATGCAGATACGCCAAGACGGAAATACGAGCCTGTAGAGGTCTTCAAGACGCGATAATAGCCAGATGACGGAGCATTTGTGGTCATATCGGTCATGTTGGTGTAATCAGAGCCTTTGGTAAGCCCTAATCCACGGTCATAGACCGCTGATACGTCATTGATGAGTAAATCTGAAACCTGATAAATCAACTTCGAAGTGTTGACTATCGGGGGCGATATGTTGAAAACCTGACCGTATAGCAGAGGTTTTTTCTGGCCTTTAATGTCGGTCGTACCTTCTACGCCATTGGGTAGGCTGTTGTTTCCTGCAAATTCAGTTTTCTGCAAAGGCAGTTCAAGCATAGCCAGTTTGTCACGCGCCAGGATGGTCACGGTCTGAAAGCTGAATTCGACCTGTTCCATCGTCCCGGCAAGGATGGTGGTGAAGGACGAATACGCATCGCCATGATTGCCAACTTTGATGGTCAATGATCTGCCATCGAAACCGTAAGCGTTCATGTAATCAAGGCCACCATCGACATTCGCCAATTCGACTACACCATAGCCAACCCTTGATGCGCCTGAAGTGGTCCCATTGGCAAATAAATTGCGCGTAATGTCAGCAGGAGTCTTGACCCTTGGCTCATAGTAAGTATTGGCCGGTGATTCGGAAGGACCTGTGTTGTAAGCCTCAGATGAAAAGCGCAAGACTGTTGTCGTTCCTGCGCTGTCTATGGCGGCTGTGACTTCGACAAGGTAAATCATGCCGCTGCCTCAAGTTTGGCTTTCCGCGCCAATTCAGCCATCTCGCCTTTAAGTTCCTTCATCTCTTTAATCAATTGCTGATTAGCTGCGCTCTGAAGTCTGACAAGTGCTTGCAGTTCTGTGGTTTGTTCAGCATCTCCTTTTTCAATCGCTGATTGAATCCCGCTGAAAAATCCGCGAGTCTGGTTTGCTGTTGAAACATGAGCCGTTGATCCAAAACTGACCAGTTCTGGGCCTTGCTCACCGACAAGTGCAAGTCCGGGTGACGCCATGCCGCCTTTTGCAAAGCCGGGGATAAAGCCTGTGCGAATGAGTTCTTGATATTCAGGAGAATTCTTAAATTCCTGTGCGATTTGATACGGAGAAGCCAATCCTGTTTCAAGTCTCCACGCCCCCGTGTTTACAACTTCACCTGATTCGGGTTCACGTCCAAGCAACTGACGGTACATTTCAGTGACAAACGCCTGCCCTTCCTCCATAGAATACAAATGAGGCATCGCCTCTTTTCCGAGGTTCTCAATAGTGAACCCGGATGCTCTCCAAGGATTATCAACAACTCGTCCTGAAGTATTTGTATTAGCTGGTGGAGCCGGTGTCGGCGCTGGTATAGGGGCGGGAGCAGGAGCAGGAGTAACAGGCTCCAGGTTATTGATGTCTGAATTGCCTTTTGCAACTACCTGTTTGATGGCTTCAAGAATGCCATTGGCAACGGCAGTTGCACTTGAATACTCAGCTTGTGCATTTGTGTAATTTGCAATGGCTGCATTCATGTTGTTGATGGCGTCCTCTACGCTCATCGTATTTCCATCAAGATCTCCCAGCTTGTCGTAGCTCATCCGAGCAACCGCCAACTGTCTGTTCATGATCTCGATCTGCGTATCAACCGCAGTCATGCTGTTCTTCAGAACGCCGAGAACTTCATTAAAATCGGTCTGGTATTGAGCGCCTGATGCGTTGTATTGTTTAGACGCTTCAAGGAATGCTTTCGATACATCAGGAAGATCCGCCAAGGCTTGCTGAGAGCCTTGAACTGCCATTGACGCCGTTTCCCTAAACGTTTTTGCCGCCGCTTGATATTGAGCCAAAGGAGATGAATTTGGCCCTGCTGCTCCAGTCAGTTCGTCGTAGAACTTTCTAAGGTTTTGACCCAGAGAAACATATTTGTCTCTAAGCCCAAGTAAAGACTTGTAAGCAGTTTCGAGGCCTTTCTGGGATTCAGCCAATGCCGTTTTAGCGTCCTGCAATTTATACAGGGCTTGCGCGTAGCTTCTGGTAGCATCATCCATGCCTTCCATCGCTTTTTCACGCTCAAGACTCAATGCTTTTTCTTCGTCACCCAGCAAGCGAGTAATCTGGATCTGATAACTCATTGCTGAGTCGATCTTCTTCCTGATTTCTTCCATGGCCTTAGTGACAGCATCAGCAGCTTTCTGCGCCTCATCTGCCTGAGTCTGTGCTAATTCCTCAGTAGCATCCTGCAAATCAGAGAACTGCTGATTGAGGTTGAGGAATTGAGCAAATAGCTTTTTGCCTTCTTCAGTAGAAGTATTGATCGCCATCGCCATCTGATAGAACTCAGCGCGATTCCTTGGCATAGCTTGACCAAGTTTTCCGAATGCTTTTTCGAGGTCCGCTGTTTCTGCCGCTATCTTTTGCTCATCGGACATGAAATTGTCGCGGAATGACTGTAAGGCTTCTTCAAATGCTGACAAACCACCAGCCGCATTGATCATGGTGCGATCGATGTTTTCTGTTCCAAATCCTGCACCTCGCATTAATTTGGTGATGTTGAGGATCTGCTTATATGATTCAATTATGTCGGAAGCGCCTCCTTGCAATTGCTTGACATATTTGCGCGTACCTTCTGACAAATCACCCTGAGCCATGATGGTTTGGCGAGTAATTTCAGCAGCAACATCCCCTTGTTTGTCTGTGATTTGCGTGTAATCGATCGCAGTCATCCCAAGCAATTCAAGACTGCCTTTGGCGCGATTGATGCCTTCTGCTACGCGAACAATGGTTTCTTTATACCCTTCACCCGCTTTGCGAAATTCCATGAACTCAGGCAAGGCTTTCGTTGCCATCGTATCGGAAATGGCTGAAAAGGCAGCTTCTAGTTTCTTTGCTGCTTCCTCGGCGCTGAGTCCGGCCACGTCTATAACTTGGCCTTTAATCTTCATTCCTTTGAGGCGTTGTGTGATTTGTTCATCAGTAACGCCTATGACTTTTCCTGCTTCGGCTATAGATACGCGAATTGCCTTAAATACCTCGCCAAAGGCTTCTTCAAATGCTTTTCCAGCCTTTGTTACTAATGTTTGACCTTTTTTAATTTCAACGCCGGGGAGCATGGACGCGCCAGATGATGTTTCAACTCGTGCGCCGATATAGGCTTCGTACCTACCAGAAGCCAAAATCTTGTCTAGCTTTTGATCCCTGAATATGAACCCCGCTTGCTTTACTGCATCTGATCCGTATTTGGAGGTTAAATTTGCAATCGCAGGGGATATTTTTGCCGCGACCAGTTCACCCACGCCGCCAAGTGCATCCCGAATCTGGTACAGCGCATCAAGCATATCGGCTGAATAATTTAAGTCGTTGCTTGAATTTTCCTCAATGATCTTGATTGAATTACCGATGCTTTCGGAAACGGCTGTCGGATCTCCGAATACGGTCCCTGCTCCAGTTTCAGGAGGTGGAGGAGCAGACGCACCGCCACCACCGCCACCGCCACCGCCAACCATGATTCCTAACCCCGCCATTAATGCTACCCAAGCGGCTACACGGGCGAATGCTGTGTATGGATCTCCGCTTGTACCTTGCTGTGCAGCACCTTCCGCAGCTTTTGCAACTGCCTTTGCATTTGACTGTGCAATTTCCTTGGTAGTTTCTGCCGCAGAAAGAACCCCCATTTGCGTCAGCATCGTGGTGAATGAGGTGAATAACCCATCCATTTCACCTAGTTGCTTAACAAATGACATGGCAGACTGTGCCATTTCAAAGGCTCTGAATACTTTGACTGCTGCGCCCATAGCCTCATAGCCCTTCGATCCTTTCTTGAAGAATCCTTGGGCTGCTTGGGTCATATCACCATAGGCTTTGATCTGGGCTTTGGCTTGCTTCTTTGTTGCATCGTCATTGATTTCGGTGATGCGCTTCTGATCGCCTTCAGCCTTATCGACGGCTTCCTTGCGGGCAATTTCAATGGTTGCAGATTGCTTATCGTACTCAGCCATAGCGACTGACATACCGCCAATGGCCGCGCCGACTTCACCAAAGGCTTCGGCAAGCCCTCTAGCAACTTCCCTGCTGTATTCCAAATTTGATGACAAGACTTCTAAGGTTCGCAATGCTTCTTCGCGTACCTTGGCCTCTCCATCAGCAGCTTCAGCTTTTAGCTTGTTGACTTCGCTGTAGGCATTCTGCAATTCGCGCATAGCTTCAAGCTCAACCTGTGCGCGTTCTTCTGGGAAAATCTCCTGCTGAGTTTGCAAAGATTGAAGTTCGGCTTGCAGACGAATCCTTTCAGCTTGCGACAGGTTATAACGATCAGCCATTGCGATTTCTTGCTCAACTCCTGCAATTCTGGATTGCAAAAGCTGCTCATCTTGCGTGATCTGTTCCTGACGGAGTTCAGTCTCACGAATAATGATTGATTCGTACTTTTTCGCTAATTCATCTTGAATCTTGATCTTTGCCTGATCGCCTTTGGCAGATTGCATCTGAATATCTGCTGATGCTTTGGCTTGCTCTAATTCGATTTGCAGTCTTTTTTCTGCTGTCCTTGTCTGTGCATCCTGAACCTTATTTCGGTCCTGTACGGCTCTTAGATTGGCTTCAATCGTCGCTGTATAAACAGCTTCAGCCTCATGCAATGCTTTTGTTTCTGCTGCTTGTTGTTTTTTGCTTTTAGTGACCGCCTGATCTGAACCAAGTAGCTTTTTTCTGGCTTCTTCAGCCTTGGCTACGCGCTCATCTTCTGCCTTATTTTGTTCAACGGTAATTTTGTCTTGCTCTGCCTGTGCTTTCTTTGCAATCTCAAGCTGACGTTCTACCTCTGCAATCGGTACGTCATATCCTGGAGTCTTTCGAAGGCTTGCAAGCTGTGCCTCTAGCTTCTGGACTGGGTTCATGTTGATTGATGCAGTCATACGGTTGATCTGGGCCGTAATCCCGTCAACGATGTCCTTGATAATGCCTTCGCTTTTATCGTTGAGCAGGGCATCTTCAAACTGATGCCAAGCATCTGACAGATTGCTGATCTTGCCGTTGAGCGTATCCATTGCAGCAGCATTTGCACCTGATGCCGCCTGATTCATTGTTGCAATCAGCTTTTCAATGGTTTGGCGGGTCAGTTCACCCTTGCTTGCCATTTCCTGTAGCTGTGCCGCATTTTTCCCAGTGACTTGCGACAGAAGGTCATAGACAGGAACGCCACGCTCCGCAAGCTGTAGCATTTCTTCAGCCTGTAGTTTGCCTTTGGCATAAGCCTGTCCCAATGCACGAACAATACCGTCTAGCGTTTCCTGTGATGCGCCTAGCTTTGATGCTTGATTGGTTACGGCTTCCATTACCTGTTTGGTGGGTTTGATGCCGTAGTTCTGAAGCATGATGAATGCTTTCGTCAGGCCATCAATCTCGTATGGAGTTGACGTAGCAAAGTTTTGTATGAAAGAGAAAGCTCTTTGAGCGCCGACTGCTGATCCAGTAACAGCGACAAGCTGTGCGCGTAGGGCTTCCATAGCGCGGTTGGTGTCGAGAATGCCCTTGGCAACATTCCCGATCTTATCCAAGGCAACCAGACCGACTGCGGCTCTGGTGAGGTTGGTTAATGCCCGTTCTGCTCCGTTGGTAGCCTTCTCCATATCGGAAAGGTTACGAGTCGCTTTCTGGGCATCAGTGGAGTCTACTTTGATGTGTATGCTGTGGGTTTCAGTCACTTTTTTCGACTCCGTTTTTTAATTTCATCCGCTTGGACAGACATATAGGCTGCATCAAGAGCCATGATTGCCTGTACCTCTAGCGGTTCTGGATCAACTCCTGTCAGTTGAGACCATGACACTATTTCGGTGTAGCTTATCGGGTTTTGGCCGAATCCGTTACTGGCACGAGTCCTATTGAGTTCAATGAACCAATGCCAGCAATGGATAACGGCCTCTGGTGGTTTGAGTGATTGATATTCCTCTGGCATCTGGCCTGTGGCTTTGAGTATGCTTTGTGCATGATCTCTTAGCCTACTGCCATCCTCCTGCGGTGCATCTAACTCAAATTCACGTTTCCCGAATTCTACCAAGTCCCGTATCAGGTCTTGGTAAAGTTTCCCAAGTTGTTCGACGCCTCAAAAATCTGGTCCCTGATCTCTGAATTGTTGGCACAAAGAATCAATGCCGCTTCTGGTGTGTAAGGCTCTGAGATTCCTTTCCATCCGCAAACACGGATAGCAGCAGCCTCAATACCGAACTGCTCGTCATCTTCTACAAGGCGCTCTACTTCCTTGCCTCGCTTTGCAGCAATGGCTTCCTGCGCCCTGCGTCGATTTAGCGTCTTTCTGATCCATTCCTGCACCTTCGGAGCCTGTGAACCCAAGACGCTGATAAATACGCCTGTTGGCCTTCCATCCGAACGCAGATATTCGAATTCGTATGAGTTTTCACTCGCAGCGACCAAATTAAGATCATCCAGCGAGAGTCCTGTGGTTTTGCTCATGAATATGTCCTGTTGCTGATACATAAAAAAGGGGGAGGGTCACTCCCCCGATGGTGACCGCGACAATTAAGCCGCTGAATCCTGAACCATGATGGTCGTAGCATGGTTCGCCAATGCCGCACCGCCAGAGGTGTTCTTGAGAGCGACAAAGGGGAAGGTACGGGTCAAACCGTTCTGTCCGTCCGTTACGTCTGCACCGCCAACCTTTACACGGCTCATCTGGAAGCTAATGAAATCAGCCGTACCCGCAGAAGAGGTGGTCAGAACAACATTCACGGCGACTTCAGTTTCATTGATGAAATAATCGCGGAAAGTGGCATCGGTGAAATAGACGCTCATATTGCCAGTGACGTTGACGGTTCCTTGGAATACATCAGGACGGGCATTTGAGCCGACCACTGCATCAGCAGCAACGGTGTTGCCGTTAATGTCGAAGTCGATGGAGGTGATGACCGCAACCGCCTGACCCGCAACGTACATCAGACCATTTGCGCCAGCGACTGCACCAGTGGTGCTGATAGCTGAAGGCGTAGTCAGGATCTGAGATGCACCAGTGCTGATATTGAGACCGACAACTGGGAAGTTGATCGTAGACAGACCAGTTGCTGCGATGGATACCGCTGCATTGGTGATATTTACATCAGTGAAAACTTCAGACTGGCTAATGTCGCTGAACCAATGCTCAATGGTGTAATAGTCATGGGTCTGTGAAGACTCAGGAACGTATGAAACCTTACCAGGAACGGATACGGTAACAGAGGTCACTGAGGTGGATTCGTTGACCAAAGCCACGCCATTGATCGGAGCAACCGTCAAAGTGGTTGAAGTCACGCCAAGAACGAGAAGATTCTTAGAAACGTTGGCTGCGTTAAGCCCTGCGCCAGCAAGACGAACAACATTGCCGATCTTGATGCCACCAGTTAGCGGGTTTCCAGTCTGGAACGTAATCACTCCAGTTGATGCAACCAGAGTAATTGCAGCGCCAGTAACGGAGGTGACTGCGGTGAAATCCTGACGAAGAACCGAACCAAGAAAATCCTTGTAGGTTCCCGGTGATACCTCACCAGAGACCGTACCCGTGACCTGACGGGGGCCATGACGGTAATCAGCAATCTGCTGGTCAGAGCGGATTTCTGCCGACTGGTAGGCTTCCTTGGTCAGATTGATGGTGGAAGTGGTACGGCGAAGTTCCTGACCACCTGAACCAGAAGCGGCAGAGCCGAGTCCAGTCTGCTTTTTGTAGGCGAGAACCTTGCTCACGCCCTGTGCGATATTTGCCATTTGTGTCTACCTCTTAAGAAGGAAAAATGTCTGCCGAAAAATAGATGGTCACCGGGAGTCGGTAACGATCTGCGTCAATGATTGCGGGTGCAATCGTTGGGGTTCGATCAATCAGCACCTCAATGCCACCTGACGATAGACCCAAACCACGGAAGAACCAGTCACGAACCAGTTCTGCCCTTGTTGATGCCGCCTTCGGACCTGTCCCCGGTGGATAGCACAACAAAACCTGTAGGAATCCATTTACGCGATACATCTTGTCACCGAGCGTAGGATTTTCTGTCTCTGACAGAAGCATATTGACTTGCTGATACGGTGTACCAGTAACAGGCGTAAATGGTACGCCTTCCCAAGCCGTAGCCAATGATGGAGACATGGCATTCAGTCTGGTCTCAAGTGCTGCCCTGATGCTGACGATGCTCATGCTTCCCTCAGAATGCTGGCAAACCGTTGAATGTTGATCCTGACCATGCCGCTTGGAGCCTGTTGACTTGATCCATATTCAAGTTTGCGGATATACGGAAGATTGTTAGCAAGCCAGACAACATTTCCTGATTTTGGAACTGTCGATACAACATCGGAATAAGCCTTTGATCCTTGCAGCGATTGCCTTGATGATCCATCAATTGCATCGGTTGATGATGTTGCAGGACTTCCAATCGTGCATTGCCAGTTACCTTTTGCGCGTCCTGTATCCACAGGAGTCATCTTTATGACTGACCCAAACAATTCAATTGTGGCTTTCCTAATCTGAGTATCCACTCTGGCATTAGTGCGGCTTACGATTTCGCTCATGCTCATTTGCGGACCTGCGATTCGTAGATAGCCGCTTGCTCACCTGACCATATCGTTTTGACTGAAACGACCGTATAAACGTCTGATCCGACTGTGAATCGGTCATTAGGCAATGGCTCTGAGTATCCTGATGCTGGAGTGGTAATTTTCCTGTCACCCTTTTCAACCAGACCCGACAAGTAATCATTGCCATTAAAGTCCTCAATGATGGCTTTCGGAATCTCAGTCGTGGTACTGGATGCGGAAACATCCCCCGTAGTGGGGTCATAAGTACCCTCCGTGACGCGAGTCAAGGTAACGCTCTTGCCGAACTTGTTGATCAGCTTGAGTGCGGTTGCTCTGGCTTTTGCGTCAAGTGCAGCCATTACGTCCTCATCAACTTCACTTGATTGGCACTAGAAGCAAAATAAATGCTTAAAGTGCTTTCAATCTGCAAATATCGCTTAAATTGCGGGCTGAACTTGTCGTATTCCACTTCAATTGGCCCGACCTTTTCCCGAATCGTACCTTGAGTCTGATCGGCAAGAAGCGTCTCTGAATTGGCTTTCAGCGCAAACTCTGCACAAGCATTGGCTACCTGAATCGGCACAACATCAAAATCAACATACTGCGGAAAAGCATTGACTGAGCAAATATCCCTGACAGGCACATAAATTCTTGGCCAGTCTAGTGCTTGCGTATTAACGTATCTGTAACCGTCCCAGCGGAGCCGATAGACCGCAACCATGTAGTCAGTAGCGATACGAAGCAATCGCTCCTTCTCAGCCGTTGTAAGCGCCGCCCAATCGGTGTTGCCACGATTGCTATGGTAGGTGTCTGCATCCGCTACGCTGATGTAGCTTTCAGCGTTCGATTTGCCTGTACCGTCTTCAACTACGAGTGTCATTCTTCACCCCACTCAAGCAAACCATAAACGCCTGACCCGTCAATCACGGTGTTGTCTGCAAAAATGCAAAGTCCTTCACCGGGAAGCAGGATAAATCCTTCAAGGTGGTCAAAATCAATTGTTGACGCTGAACCCGTTGACTTGCTGATAACCGACCGTTCAAGGAAATAGGTTTCCCGAGTTACGCCCGTCATGGTCAATCCTGCATTCTTGCGAAGGCAAGTCATCAACGAAGGTTCATTATTGTTGTCGTACCGAGTTGGAACGATAACATCAGCGCCTGATGATGATGGAGTGCCTACAATTCTCTGCCATCCAAAGATTGAATTTCCGTTACCGCCAGCATCAGCGGAGTCAAGCTGAATATGCATCCGTATGAGCCGCATAGACTTGGTGTCTGTGTTGACCCATGCCTGATAAACCGTATCCTCAGTAAATACGGTCGGCTTGACTGCGATGCGTGTGCAATAGCGTTTCATTTTTTCGCCTTTTTCTTGGCTGTCTTAGCCACTGACAAGGCAATGGCAACTGCTTGCTTTTGCGGCTTTCCAGATTTCATTTCGGTCTTGATATTCGACGAAATGCTCTTTTGTGAGTAGCCTTTTTTCAATGGCATAGCAATTACCTCAAATTAGGTGGCCCCCAAGAACCGGCACAGGAATCCGGGAGGGAGCCGATTTGTTTACACCGGCTCGTAACCGCCAGCCTTGTAGTTTTCGACCTCTGATGGAGGTACGGCAACTTCGTAAGGAGGTGCATAGATTTCTGGATCTCGTTTGAGAACCACAAAACCTTGAGCCTTTGGTGCTTCCTGTTTCTTTTCAGCCATAGTGACCTCGCTAAAAGCGGGGCCGAAGCCCCGCCCATTGATTAGCCGAGCAGAAGCGCAACGTGGTTGGGCTTCCAGACCTTCACGCCGTAAAGAGCGCGAACTTCGATCATGGTCTTCATGTAGCCTTTGTAGACTGCAATTTCGAATACCAGACCAGAGTAGGGGTCTTGTACGGTCATCAGGTCAACTGCTGCATCACCACCAGCCGGGAGTGCCGGAGGACGAATACCCAGTTCAACAGCGGTGCGATGGAATGCTACGTTTGCGGTATAGCTGTTGCCGATGGTGATTGCATCATTGTCAGCTTCAGCATAACGCAGACCCGGAGAACCGATGGTGAATGAACCACCAGACAGGGCTGAGTTTGCAACGTAGATGTCAGAGGTTCCTGCGAAGGTTACGCAGTCACCAGCCAGCAGAGTGCCAGACCCGGTATCGACATTGATGGTGGTATCGCCAACAGAACCAGCAGCAGAAAGCTGATAGCTCGTACCCGTTCCCTTGGTGTGACTTGCAACACCAGCAGATTCCTTAATCATCAGACCCTGAAGGTCAAGGAGCGTACCCTGACGGAGAAGGTCAGTGCCACCACCTTCATTTGCCTTCTGAAGCTGTGCAAGGTTACGCAGCTTGGTTCCAGCGGCTGAATTAAGAACCAGAGTGATCTGGTTATCAGTCGGGCAACCATTGTCTACAAGGATCTGACGAACTTCAGCAACCGTGTTGAAGTTGGATGCAAAAGGAGTCGTACCAGCAGAGCCAACAGCGCGTGAAGCGCCCTTGTATGCAGCAGTAGCCATCGTAGATTCGATGCTGTTGCAGATGGCCCGCATAGCCTGTTTGATCTGGTCGCCGTAGATGGTTTCAAAGCCTGAACCATTGTTGACGTGCTTGATGTCTTCACCAGTCCAAGGAATCTGGACAGATGCGTAGTTGTCAAGCGTCATGGTCTTGTTGTCAACCGTCTGATCGGTTCCTTCAGGAATCGTCATAGACGGAGCAAACGAAGTGTTTACGCTAGGGGTGCGGGTAAATGCAGCGCGGATCGTATCGCCTTTAGCAGCACGAACGGTTGCATCGCCGTTGATGGTAGATGAAGGAATGAAGCCGACAAGTTCGCGGCCTACAACGTCAGCCGCCTTGTAAATGTCGGCTGCGAGTGCGGTTAAGGTGTTACTCATAAAAATACCTCTATTGAGCAGTTAATTTTCTAGCGGCTAATGTAGCCATCCGAGAAGCAATTCGCTTTTTGACCCATTCAGGATCTTGCTTCTTGCCTTTGTGAGCCTCCGACATCAGCTTGCGCGTTTCATCGGATAGCACATTACCTAAAGCGCGACTGTTACCAATGAGGCTAGCGGAAACTTTCCGCTTTGTCTCATCGGAATAAGTCTTGCCTAGATTTGCTTGGCGCATTTTTTCAATCTGCGCCTGTGATTTTGGTTTTCCTGTGTGTGCAGCAGACAATTTGGCGCGTGTTTCGGCAGACTTTATTCGCCCGGTAGACGCAAGACCTATAGCTTTACGATGTTCGGCTGATAGCTGAACACCCTTTTTTGCTGTGGAAATTTTGGCCTTTGTTTCTTTGCTGCGCCTTATTCCCAAACTTGAACCCGCGTTTGGAGCCGAGTTGTAGCCTTGACGATATGCGTTTGCATGATCCATAACTAACTGCTCATACATGAGCAAATTTTCTGGATCGCAAATAATGACTGGATCAAAAGAAAATGCGTCTGCGCCGTATTTATTCCATGCGCGTTGCAATTTGATGGCGTGGTGTGCGCCTTTGACTAGTGCGTTTTTGTGTTTTCTGAATCGCGCATGAAAAGACTTGGCAGAGCCAATATATGTCTTTCCGTTGATGTTATTGCGGATCTGATAGATGCCGCCTTGCGCCGTAATCATATAGCCACCTAGTTTGGTGGCTATTATGCCACCGTTTAACCTTCCACCTTCCCGCCAGCTTTAGCAAATTCAGACCGCTCAAAGTGTGATGCAGCATCAAACCTTTCGCGGGTCCAAACCTTGGCGTTGGAACCGTTTCCGGCTCCTCCACTTGCACCACCACCACCGTTACCGGGGGCAGCAATGTAGTGCTTGCCTTCATCACTGGTTGCCCAAGATGAGACAAACTCGCTCAGTTCCTTGTCTCCGATGACTGCTTTTCGAGCATCACCATCGACAATGATCTTTGCCTGAGTACCAAACATGGCCTTAACTGCGGGGAGGAACTGATTAGCAACCCCAACCTTGACCAATGCGTCTGTCAACCCGTTATCGAGAAGAAGTTTCTGAGTAAAGCCAGATTCAGATGCCAAGGCATCCTGCGCTTGCTTCAGCAACTTTGCCTGTTCCTTGCTGGATTTGTTGGCATTTCCAAGATCCACCTCTAGGGCATCAATCTTGGATTGCAAACGGTCCAGTTCGGCAGGGTCAATTGCTCTACCCTTTCGCGCTTCTTTAAGTTCAGTCAGAAGTTCCTGATTCTTCTTAGCTAAACCGCCAGTCGCAGCTTCTACGGCCTCGTCAATTTTGGCCTTCAATTCTTCTTCAGTGATGTCCATCTATACCTCTGGCGTTGATGGTTGTCCCTCTGGGACGGGGTTGAGTTACTCAGTAACCTATGGATATGCAAACAGATTTATAAAAAACTGTCAAATTCCTGCCTTTCTAAATGCCGTTGCATCCTTTGATCTTAATTGCTTCAACGTGTATTCCTTACCAGACTGATCTACAAATCGATCTAATTCCATTCCTTCCCTGAATAGTTTTGCCCTTGTTGGCCCTAATACTTCATCCTGAAATGCTGCTGGTTTTTTCTTCAGCCAAGACTGATATGTTTCTGCTTCAGGGACTTGTCCATCCATCGAAGCTCTGGTTCCTGCTGGGGCTTCGTCGAGATTAATCCCAAGCTCTTTATACGACTTGAGAACAGGAGCCGTGGAACTTCTGCACCGAAAATGCGCTGGTGGTCTAGGCCCAGAGTCAACAGGGTATATAGTTCCATCCCGTGACTGGCATATCGGAGTTGTCCTTGCATCCAAAGTGCTAATCCACTGAACACCTTTGATAAGGTCATCGTTTGCCCCGTAAAAAGTCTGTCTTGCCTCATTTGCCGTGTGTGCTACGGCTGTCGATACCAGTGCTTGCGCTTGCCTTTTGTTCAAGGCTGTTACGCCATCTGTGTAGTTCAGTGCTTTGGTCCCAATCACTCGCTTTGTGATCTGGCCATAGGATTCACCTTCGACGATACCCATTCGGACTGCATCGCGAATTCTGGTGTAGCTGTCCTCGTCTAGCTTTTCGATCCATTCTTTCAGCAATTTTCCTTCAAATGGTTTCGATTCAACGGCAGCAATCAGAGTTTCTGCTGATGGACTAACCATGTTGAGTTCAACAGGGGTTGATTCCCTGATGACTTGCTCTTGATGATTGGCTTCGTATTCAGCCAAGTCTGTGAGTTCTGAAGCGAGATCGCGGGATGCTTCTTCCCATGACGCGCCGATGATATTTCGAATGCTTTCAAGCCTTGCATCAATTTCGGCAATGCTCATGCCTGATTCAAGATCAGATAGCTGGGCTGTCAGGTCTTTGTCGGCCTTGCCTAAGACCTTCAGAATTCGGGATACCACACCAGATTCATACCGTAACAGGTAGATCTGGTGCGCTATTGCTCTGTCTCTGATTTCGTCGTTTGAGGTCATGCGCTAGTCGGCATACCGGGAGGAGTCATGTCGATGCGTTCCTTTTCATCCATAAATGAAACACCCGGAGCAATCAAATCACCGCGCACAAGATTATCGAACAAAGTTTCATGGCTGATGGCTCCTGCTTGCCATGATTTAACCAGTTCAGCTACGTCCTGATAGGTCATGCTGTTTGGCAGATAGTCACGATTGATCTCTATCTTTACTTCACCAGCAATTCCAGACCAATTAGCCATCCATTCAAGGCAATGAGTTAGACCAATGCTGATAGCTTGCGCCATTGATGCTAGGACTGAATTTTCACCAGCACGATGTATTGCTGCGGTCTGCGCTGTTTCTTGGATACGCTTTTCAGGTGCAAGGATTCTGGCTCCAAGCGTAGCCATCATTGATTCCTTGGACCTCAACGCTTCTCTGAGTTCTGATAGCCCTTGTCCTGAAAATTCCAGATAGAAGGCTTTGGCTGCTGGGTCAGGCAAAATCCAAGCTGTTCCTGATCCAATCCGAAAAGAAGTGGTCTCATCTGGATAGAATCCTGTGACAACAGGAGTCGGAAGCCCTGTAAAGTGGAGTCCGTGTTCGTAATCGGCTGTAGTTCGATAGTGGGACAGGTTGACATCAACAAGATCAAGGAGAGGAGGCTTGTCCACACATGGCGTATTGTCCCTGACACCAAAGAATTCGAAGGGGATTCTGGCAATCGATTTGCCTTGACTTTGCGGGAAGTATTCAGATTCGACATACCAATCACCCTTGTCATTCTTCCTGAAGACTCTTTGACGATAGATTCCTTCAATCAGGTCAAGTACGCGATACTGGGTTTTGCATTCTGATTCGAATTCGTCTTCCTGTATTTCGTATTCTTCCTCAAGAACAACCATCACAAGCGTTTCCGATCCTGCAATGCGCTGGGTCTTCCAGTTGATGATGGATTCAGCATCGTAGAGGCGCATATAAGGACGCATACCGAGCGCCTGTGCTTGCGCTAGGGTTATGGCATCAGCCATTGGAGGATGGTCTACAAGGACACCACATCGACCGATCTTGACCACTTCCTCTGCAATCATTTCTGCAAACTGGTGCATAGATACGCCAGTCATTGAAATGTCTGCAATGAATGCTTCAAGCCCAGCGGGTGACTCAATCACAGGTGGCTTTAGAAACATCAGGCCGGTAAGCCCGTCAATGGTGCGCTGAGTAGCGTTATAGAACAATGCTCTGTTCTTGTAGGCTTTGTATTCTTCGTCGGTCTGCCCTGACAGCCGAGGCAAATACTTGATGCCGTATTCGTGAATCTCATCCTGACCTTCGGCAGCGTGTTCGCACCGTTCCCATTGGTCATAGTGTTCTGAGTATTCTTCGTGCTGTGTGTCTACGGCCATGTTAGATACCTATCACTCGCGCAAATTGCGGTCTACTTGTCTGAATAGGATAGCGGTATACCACGAAATAGCCTGCGCCGTCATTGATATGGTCAAATCCGCTTGCCTTATCTGGCTCGCCGTTTTTGTTGTATGCCTGTTTTTCTAAAGCTTCAGCCAGTGACGGGCATCGATCCACATTGACCTTGTAACGCCGCTCTTCAAGCATTTTGTTCATGGATAACACGCGATCCTTAACTGCTGGGTTTCGTCCATCAACACAAACCTGGAAACCGGCAGCGCGTAGTAGCGCATGATCCGACACTGAGGCGTTGTTGGTCTTGCGTGATGATCCGCTAGCATCCGGGTAGATCATAACGTGATGGCCTTCGTATCTCTCCTTGATGATGCGGATCATGTCCGGCGTATCAAATCCCTTCACAATCTCATCAACCGCGTGCGGTTCATCATTTCTGATGACGTGGATAGCCGCTGCCATGTTGGTCACGTTAAAGTCCATCCCGATATGCAAAGGCTCTTTTAGTTTTGGTGTTGCATCTGATGCATTAAGCCGTCGGTCAAATGACGGATAGACCGATCCTGTATTGAGATTGACAAACTCACCGTCCAAATAAGCCGCAAGCTGTGCACTTGAATAACTGGCTTTGAGTTGCTCAATGTAACCGGCTGGAAGATATGGATTGCTTGATGTTGGCGCTCTGATTAGCTCATAGCCTGGGCGAAGTTGCTTGCCAAATGTTTCATACATCCAAGAAAAGCCTTCAGGCGTTGAGACGGCTCCAAGCGTATTGGGTGCGCCGTCAGGCTTTTTCTGTCGGCATCTGCCAAGCATTTTTATCCAGACATCAGCGGCCTGATCTTGTCTGAGCGTGTCCGCTTCGTCGATGATTCCGTCCGCTATCTCAAAACCAACTAGTCGCGATGGATTGTCGGCTGATCGAAAAATGATCTGGCTTTCATTCTCAAGCGTCATGATTGAATCTGATTTGTTGAGCTTGTATCCGACTCCCCAGTTCGTCAGAAGCTCCTCAAATCGCGGCCATGCAATCAATCGGACAAGATCAAATGTTGGCTCGACAAAGCCAAAGTCCATCTTGCGATATTTAAGCGCAAGAACGGCTAACCTTGTGACGGCTGCCTGTGACTTTCCTGCGCCATAACCCGCCACCATTCCAGGATGAACGGCATCAGAAAAGACAAAGTCCTCTTGTGGCTTAGTGAGGACTAGTTTTATCCGATTGATATTCGACTTCAATGGGTGGCCTTTCGATGGCGAAATGATAACCGGCAGTCACGGCCACTTCGCCGGTTTGCTCGACGCGAGAAAGTTTTGGCGCGGCGTATTCGGCTAATTTTGCAAGGATGTCGAGCGCCTTATAGGGATCGGTCTCTGCAACCTTGTTAAGCCAAATTGACACGTTATCGGCATTATCCTGAAGCAATTGATTGATGGTCTCTCTAAATTCGCGTGTTGCATGATTAAGAGCGCCTTTGGGCCTTCCTTTGCCCATGTTGCTTAGATTGCCTGTATCCCTCTGTATTTTAGAGCCTTGATTTTCTGTTGACTTCATCCCATTCCTCCGGGCTTGCATCATCAATAGACTCTTTGACAAATAAGCCGTTAATCATTTTTCCTTTTCGGTCTTTGATTTCCTGCCATGCCGCTTCAATACATTCATCAATGCTCATATTCCACATATGAGCCTGAATAACAAGCGTGACAAATATATCCCCGATAGCATCCATTGCTGATGTTATTTGAGCGTCATGAATAGCATCAAATAACTCATCAAGCTCTTCCTGAGTTTTATCTGCCTGCCTTTTTCGAGTCGATCCATGAACAGGATCAAATATCCCTCTGGATTTTGCCCATTCGATAATGTCATTTTCTCTGTGCATTCAATATCTCCATTGCCTGTTGTCTGATGCTGTCGATTGTATCCGCGTCCAGTTCCTTGCGCCAACGATCTAGCCATCCTTTGCGCTGATCGTTTGATGGCAGCGCAGCCAAAAAACGCGCCCGACAGGTCATGCAGCGCCAGTTGTATTCGTAAATTGAAGGTTTACCTGTTTTTTTTATAGGTTGCACTGGCTGTATCCCTTGCGTGGCGTGGCTTTCAGCGATTTCAGTGTAACCAGTGCAAGTGAAACACGTTTTCTACTATGTATTTTTTTACGCGCATATTGCGTGTGCTGTAGCCCTTTTTTTTATTTATAGTCTTTTATAGATATAGGTTACACTGGTTACACTATAGGTATAAAAATAAGCAAAATCAGCAACTTATGACAGTGCAACCTAGAAATCAGGTTGCCCTGAGGTTGCCCTGTTTTTTGGCGCTTTGACCAGACTAAGGCCATTTGACCGTTTGCGTTGGTTCCCGTTGCGCCTTCCGATGTAGCCACCGGCTGCTGTTGCATCGGATCGAGTTGGTCGGTCAATGCCAACACTAATCAAGATGTCGGTGACGGTTTTCCACTCCCAAAGTGACTCTGGATCGTCCCAGGCAAGGCGCGTATCAATGCGCTCAGCAATAGGATCGATGGATGTAAATTGCTCATTGTGAGCATTTAAAAGATCCATTTCCTCAGCGGTAAGAAAATAGGATTCGCCTTCTCTGTAGTAATGAAGAATTTCGGCCCAAAGCTGCTGCATATCAATATCATGCGTATGCTTAATGGTTGCCGCTTCAATAGTCCAAAATCGTCGATTACCTGTTGGATCATTTAGAAATTGTTTTGGATTGACTGATCCAAAAAATACAGTTCGACGGGCATAGTGGGATTTTTTTCGAGCGTATGCTCTTCGCAATACATCCGACTTATTGGTGATGAACGCTTTCAAAGCCGCAATATCGGACTTTCTAAAAGTTGAATCCAGTTCTCCCAATTCAACCATCCAAAATGAACAGGCTTGCTCTACAGAATCCTTGTCATCAGGTCTCAACATCATGCCTTCCTTCAAAAGCTCAAGCTCTTCAGGAACTAATGACTTGAACCATTTCGTCTTGCCAAGATACTGATCGCCTTGGATCACAAGAATGCCTGGCGCGGCTACACCTGTTGGTGAGAATGCAGCGGCAATGGCAGACAAAAGCCATCGACGGATGAGGATCTCTTTTAGATCATTGTCTTGATTGTTGACGCAAGTGATGGTTTCGAACAAAGAAACGATGCGTTCTTGGCCGTCCCAAGGCTTTGATTCAATCCAAGTTGCAACCGGGTTGTAGAGATTCTGATCGGCCAGGAATGTCAAAAACTCTGGCACTTTGGCGGTTGGATAGCCAAACCTTGAGCATTCGGAGATGATCCATGCAAGGCTTGCGTTGTCTTTGTTATCGACGCTAAATGACTTGCCTGGAATAAGGATCTCGTCATCCTTGCTGATGACGTTATAGCGAACATTAACGCCTAGCCTGTCGATGATTTGTTTTAGGTTGTCGATATGCGCCAATGGCTTTCCTTTATCGTTGCAATGCTTGAGAGGTTCCCAGTAATTAACGACAACCTCAGGAGCCTGAATGGTTGCCTCGGTCTGTATTGGCTCCTGATACTCCCAAAGCGGCGCCGCCTTGCAGATGTTGACTAGAGTTTCTTTTGTCCCTCCTGCCGCAATCCAGTCCGATATATCGCCTTTTTCTGGTAGCCCCGGCAACTCAATGATGCGGATGGACGTGGCCACGTTGCGTAGCTTGCAGGCCACCATGTGAGCGTGATCGGTCCCGGCTTTGTCATTGTC